TCAGGCGGTCAGCGCCGAGACCTCCGCATCGGTCAGGCGCTGCGGGAAGTAGCGGGCCGCCTTGATGTGGAGGCAGGCCTGGTTGCTGCCCCAGGCGACCGCGCCGAGCGCGAAGCGCGTGATGGGCGGCATGGCTGCCATCGCGTTCTTTCGGAGCCCGTCCGTGCGGAAGCTGTAGCGCAACCCTTCGGCCCCATAGGCCAGGGCGACCTTGAAGTAATCGCCTGGAGACAGCACGCCGGCGTTCCCCGCGGAGGTGGTCGCGGTGGTCGTGCCCCCGACCGTGCCGGTGCAGTACACGCCCCCGGGGATGCTCATCCCCATCGACAGCCGGTTGCCCGCCGTGCCGTCCCCGAGTTCCATGATGTTCCGCACCGTGATGTCCGGCATCTTCGGCAGTTCGACCTCGAGGGCAACCGCTCCTTCGGCGGCATTGAGCCAACCCTTGGCGGCATCGATGTAGACGAAGTCGGCGCTTCGCGCGACGGCGGCCGATCCGACCGTGTCGGCGGCACGCGTACCGGCGGTCGAGCTCGTCACGTCCGCAGCGCGCAGAACCGTTGCCGCGGCCGTGGGGATATAGCTCGAAGCGAATGCAGCCTGCTCGAGCTGGTATCCGGTGACCCGGAAACCACGAGGCGAGTTTTGAGGGTACTTGACCGCGCCGACGTTCGCTCCAGGCACAGAAGAGCCCGTCGTGTGGATGCAGGAGACGCGATAGACGCCGTCACCCTGAGGCGTCACGATGAACTTGGTCATCGGTGGCGTGACGCCGACGATGGCCAGCGCGAAATCGTTCGACTCGGAAGCAGCGGTGTCCGATCTGAAGACGGGGGCCAGGCCATCGTCCATCTTCACGAACACCGACAAGCAATACGAGGTATTCGGCTGCAAGGTCACTGTCTTGTAGGCAAGACTCCATTGCTGGGCCACCGTCGGCCGGCCGATCTTCACCCCGGTGACCATTCCGATGCCGCTGAAATCGCTGTAGGCCGCGTCACCCAGCAGCGACGTCCCGCCAGGTGTCGCGAAATCCGAGACAGTCAGCATGTTGGTGCTGGCGGCTTCTTGAAGCAATGTCGGGGGCGCCAGCAGGTCGGCCGGGTTGTAGCTCATCCGCGCAGCGTTCACTGCGGCGGTCTGGATCTTCCCCTGGGCATCGAAGTAGGTGCCGGTCGAGGAGCGCGAGGCGAAGGTGTCGCTGCTCGGGATGTAGGAGGTTGCGACCGAGCCATCTTCGAGCTGCGCACCGAAAACCTGAAATGCACCTCGATCGGAGACCGCACCGGTCACGCCTGTGTATATGCGCAGCGAATCCCCAACCGCGATGCCTGTGCTTTTCGTGTTCGACAGCCGATACCATCCGTTGCCCACCGACCTCAGATCCCAGCCCGTGCCAGAAACGGTCAAGCCGCCATTGCCGTCCGCGGAAACGGTCGCGTAGGGTGTGAAGGTCAGCGCGGTCGTGTCGTTGCGCCAGGTGAACGACAACGGCCCGGTCAATCCCGCGTTCTTGACGAACACTGAGAACGTCATCTCGCTGCTCGTCGCAATCATGTTGCCCTGGGTGAGCGGCCCCGTGGCAGCACCAGCGTATTCGATGGCGCGCAGCGTGCCGTCAGGAGCCAACTTGCCTGCCGAGCCCCCCGTGATGCCGACACTCCACGGATTGCGGTTCATCTGCGAACTGCTGAGCACAAGGTTCGTCCGTTGCGGCTCCGTCAGGAGCGCCGGCGCCAGCATCAGATTGGCCGGATCGTAGTTCACTCGCCCCACCCCGGCCGCTGCGTAACGCATGGCACCCTTGGCGTCATAGCAGGAGGCGATCGAGGCACGCGCGGTCACCGTGTCCACGCTGGGAATGCACGATGTGACGAACGTACCCGCTTCGAGTTGAGCGCCCCAGGCGAAGGCACCGTTGATGTCATCGCCGGCACCCATGGATGCCCCGCTTGGATAGAGGGCGTACGTGATCGCGGTGGACTCATCGCAGGTGAAGACAAGCGCATAGCGACGCCACCCGTTGCCCGCGTCGGTGACTGACGTCGAGATGATCACAAAGGAGCCCGTCTTGGACGACGAATGCGTGCTGCCCAGCAGATCGAAGTTGGCGCTGATCGAGTTCGTCGCGCTCGCGCCGCAAACGTAGATGAACGCCCGTTGCCCACCTGCGGACTTCAGGTACACGGAGGCCACGTAGGTTCCGATGGCGGCGGCCTTGGTCGCGATCTGCGTGACGCGCCCGTTGCCATAGTTGCTCTGGCTGCTCAGGATGAGCTTGGCCGCCTCCATGTGTCCATTCGGCGCAAGCGTAGCGTTCGGCACCACTTTGACCAGTGGGGTACCGCCAGCGACATTGACATTCCAGCCGGCCGTCTGGTCGAAGCGCGATGCATATCGCAGCATGTTGGTCCGACCGCTTTCGATCAGCAGGCCCTTGGCCGCCTTGGTAATAGGGTCGTAGTCAAGGCGTGGTGCCACCGCGGACTCGATGAAGCCCAGCGGGCTCACGCGCGTGCCGTTGGCACCGCCGCTGGAAACGAACATCTCGGCCGCGGATTTGGAAGTGAGGGTCGTGGGCATGGGGTCAGCCAGTGATGGTTTCGGTTTCGGGGGTCAGGGAGACGATCTCGGTCGCGTTGGCTGCCTTGGGCCAATAGACGAAATCTTGAAAGAAGCCGTCGAAGGGGTCGGCTCCGTTGTTGCGTTGACCAAGCCACAGCGTTGGACCGGTGTAGGTCGGGATCGATGCAAGGCCGACGGCGACCGCTGGCTTGTCGTCGCACTGAACGATGAAGCGCCCTTGCTTCCAGGACATCGCCACCTTGCGAACCTGTCCGATCGGCGCCGCGCTGCCTGCGATCGAAGTCGCTGCCTGCTGCGCACCCCGGTCGAAGCAATTCGCGCTGATGCCGCCTGCGCCGTCGAAGTAGACGAGCATTCGACTCGTCGCCCCAGCCGCATCGGTGATTCCGAAGATCATCGAAGTGGCGGGAACAAGGTTGGTCGCTTGAGCGACGCGGGCGCAGATCGTGCCTTCCCGCGGGTTGTACCAAGGTTGGCTCTGGAGATTCGGAATGTGAATCTGGTCAGCAGTTCGCGCGATGGGTGTCGTAGACGGGACAGGTGTGTAGCTCGATGCGGTCGCCCCGACCTCGACCTGCCCCTTGCAGATCCAGACCGTCAGGTTACTTGCCAGCGTCGACACGATATGGACCACCGGATAGATGGTCCCCGTGTTGCCGGGCGTGGCATTACCCATCACAACCCGGGTGAAGCGCTCAGCATATGGGGCCGAATTCACGGCGGAGATGTTCGTGCTTCCCATGCCGTTCGAGCCTGTGTAGTAGACGTTGATGGCCTCGCTTCCGACCAGCGGCCGACTGAGCTTCACGTAGGAACTCGTCGAGTAGGTGGTCGAGGCCACGATCGCCGCCGCCGAACTATTGGGGCGCCAGCGACTTCCCGGATAGCCTGATGCCATGGCCGGGGTAAATGTCACCGCCGAACACGCCTCTCCATCGACAGTGGCCACGCCCACGGTGGGCGGCGTGGTTCCCTCGGCAACCCCCAGGGCGCTGAGCTGGCTGTTCGTCAGAAGATTGGTGCGGACAGGTCCGCGAAAGCGCAGTCCGCGAGCCGCGAGCGTGATTGGGTCATAGTCGAAAGCCGGTGCGACAGCAGCCTCGATCCTCCCCTGCGCATTCACGCGCGTGCCGTTCGCGCCGCCAGCGGCGGTCAGCAACTGCGCAAAGGTTTTTTCTGTAAGCGTGGTGGTCATGAGTGGGCTTTCCTCGATCAAGAATTGGCGGACGATTCTTCGGATGTCGATGCGCTCAGGCCGGTGCCGGGCCATCCGGCATTGCAGTCGTAGGCATCGAACTGCGCCACGGTCTCAAGCATGGCAATGGCTTCGTGATGGGAGCGCTCGGACGAAAAGCAGGCTTGCACATGTAGCTCGATCGCACGAGCCACTGCATCGAGCTCGGCAAGGCTCATGCGCGCCCAACCGCTGTCGAACTTGAAATCCACCCCCTCGATGCCGGCACGCTCGGCCTTGACCAGAAGCGCGGTGAGCGCATCGCGATCGGAACGCTTGGTGCTCACGCGCAGGCCGTCAGGCAACACCAGGCCGCCGGTCTCTAGCGCCCAGCGGCGCTCGGCCACCTGGGCACGCAGCGCTTGGCGCCTGTCCTCTGGCGTTCGCGGATCGATCCAGGCATGCGTCGACCAGTCGAAGACGCAGTGTTCGGTCGGCTGCTCGCCCATCGAGATCGGTGCGAGCGTCTGCGGGTCGAGGTAGTGGTCTCGCGGTACATCTCCGATGAGGATGCCCTCGTGGACTCCCGCGGCCTGCATCCGGCAGGCCTCGTCGCTGGGCGCAGTCCCCCGCGCGATGACGCGACCGGTGACCTTGTCGTAGGCTGTGTAGTTGGGCATGGATTACCTCTGGCAGCTGAGTGCAAAGATGGAAGTACTGGAGCCACCGAAAGTGCCGACCGCAGTGATGTTGCGAACGCCCGGTGGTAGCTCCTTGACCATCACCCCGGTGACCGTCGAACCCGGCACGCCGACGCCCCTCCAGATTTCGGTCCCGTCTACGGAGATCGTCATAAAACCCCCGAGACCACCACCCGCGAGCGGCGGAATAAATGTCGACGCCGTGATGTATGTCAGCACCCACCTCCCTTCGAAGTCGGGCACCTTGTGGTTGATGGCAACAGTCGGCCCGGTTTCTGCACGCCCTGTCGGCGAAGTCACGGCGCCTTCAGCAATACTGAGCGTCCCGATCGCAGCTCTGCCAATCGTCAGCCCGTTCTGATCCAGGTTGAAGTTCGGCCCCCACAAGCGGAAGTTCCCGAACTGGTTGGCCTGGTGGTGCATCACCAGGCCGCACCCGGCGATGTTGAAGTCGACGAACATGGAGCCGTTCGGGTGCTGCGCCAGAATCCAGCCCCAGTTGTCATCGCGCCATTTACCGGGACTTCGGATGTATCCCCAGTCATTGCCGGTCAGGTTGCCGTTGATCGTGATCTGGCCTGAGTTGATGTAGTTCAACCTCGAGATCGTTGCCGTAAGCTGTTCGACATCGAGCGAACGGGCCTTGATCGACCCGTCGATGAACATGTTGCCATCCACGCCGATGGAGCTTGTTCCACCGATGTTGCCGACGACGAAAGGAAACTTCGTTTCGCCGGCCGGCCCGGTCTGTGCAATGGCGAACTTGTCCACCTGCACCACCATGTTCGAGGTCTTGCCATCGTTGTCCAGGATCAACCCCGAGACCTTGCCGTTCGCATCGGCATTCAAACGCCAGCTGCTTTTCACCTTCCCATCGAGCGTCGCCAGCGCCGACGCCGTGTTCGTGATCGCCGCCGTGTTCGCGCCCGCCGAGGTCGACAACTGGCCGATCTGCGTGGCCTGGGCCGAGATCGTGCCGTTGATCGAACTCACGGAGGTCGAGAGCACCGAAGTCGCGGCCGCGCCGGCGACGATGCCGGTTTCGGCCGTCGACAGCCGCGTGCTCACGCTGGTGATTGCCGCGGCGTTGGCGTTGTCCGCCGTGATGCGTGCACTCCGTTCGTCGTAGACCAGGCCACTGGCCAGGCCGCCCAGCGACAGTGGTTGCCAAGCGCTGAGTTCCGCGCCAGACGGCTGTGCGAACTTGAGACGCAACGAAGGTCCTTCGACATCCACGAGCCTGCCGGCGATCTCTTCCGCCCCTGTCAACACCGCAGAAAGCGCCTGCCGCTGCGACACCTCCGCCGCGTCGGCTCGTGCGCGCGCATCGGCTTCGCTGGTCAGTGCGGCCATGCCAGCCGTCTGGTTGTTGCTCACGGTCGTCGAAAGCGCGCTGATCGAGCCGGCTTGCGCGGCGTCGGCCGCGACGCGGGCCGTCTGTTCGCTGAGCAGCCCGGCATTGGACGTCGACAGCCCGGTCGACATCGAGGCCGCCAGCGCCTGGCGGGCCACGACCTCGGCGTTGTCCGCGGCCACGCGCGCCTGGCGTTCGCTGTAGATCAACCCGCCGGTGACCGCGTTGAGATCGCCGCCCGCATAGGCGCCGCGGATCTGCGTGGCCAGGGTCTCGCGTGCCGCGACCTCGGCACTGTCGGCGTTGCTGCGCGCCGACTGCTCGGCGGTGAGGCCCGCGGTCACGGTCGACAGGCCCGTCGAGACGGACGTGGCCAACACCTGGCGCGCCGTCACCTCCGCCTGGTCATCGGTGATGCGCGCCTGCCGCTCTTCGTAGATCAGGCCGGACGTGAGGATCGCACCCGTCGGGCTCTGCCACAGGCCGTAGCTGTCCTCGAGGAAGTTCGCCTCCATCGACGCACCGATCACCGTTGCCAGCGTGCCCGAGATATCGGGCATGCCGGTCAGCGCCGCGGACAGCCCCTGCCGCTGGGTGATCTCGGCCGCATCGGCACGCACGCGCGCATTGACCTCGGTCTGCAGCGCCGCGGTGGTGCTGGTCAGGGTGGTCGACAGTGAAGTCGACAACGCCGAGATCGCGTTGGCATTCGCGCTGTCGCCATCCGAGCGCGCGGACTGCTCCGCCACGATTGCCGCATCGGTCTGCGTCTTGTTGTTGACGACGGTGGTCGACAAGGCCTGGCGCGCCGTCACCTCGGCCGTGTCGGCGCTGATGCGGGCCTGGCGTTCGCTGAAGACCAGGCCCGCGCTCAGCGCATTCACGTCGGTGCCGGCATAGCTGCCGCGCATCTGCGTAGCCAGCGCTTCGCGTGCGCTCACCTCGGCGGTGTCGGCATTCGCCCGCGCGGTCTGCTCGGCCGTGAGGTTGGCGGACACGGTCGACAGGCTGGTGGACAGCGACGCGCCCAGTGCCTGCCGCGCCGAGACCTCGGCCGCATCCGCATTGGCGCGAACCGTCTGCTCGGTCAGCATCGCGGCCTCCGCGGCCGTCTTGTTGCCGGTCACGGTGGCGGCGAGCTGCTGCCGTGCCGTCACCTCGGCTGCATCGGCCGAGACGCGTGCGTCGCGCTCGGCCGCCAGCAGGCCCGAGCTCAGCGCACCGACGTCGTTGCCGGCGTAATTGCCACGCAGTTGCGCTGCCAGGGTCTCGCGCGCCGTGACCTGCGCCGCGTCGGCGCTCGCACGTGCGGTGGCCTCGGCCTGCAACGCCGCGTTGGACGCGCCCGGCGACGGCCTGCCGATCGCCACCCAGTCGATCTCGAAGTAGTCGGTGGCCGACTGCGCGACCGAGAGATCGATGCGGATCTGGTCCACCGTCACGTCCCAACCGGGGCTCACGTTGACCATGCCGATGCCCGCGGCATCGTAGGTCGGCTCGGTCAGCGTCGCGGCGCGACCTCCGGTGAAGCCGGTGTCTGCAGCCGCGCGCCAGAAGATCTGGCCGGCCCAGACGGGCGCGCCGACCTTGCGGATCCGGATGCGCACCTGGCTGAAGGTCGCTCCCGCGCTCGCGAGGCCCGTGGGCGAGATCACCCACGGGTCGCTCGCATTCGCCGGCCGCAGCCAACCCGCCGTGGCGACCGGTGCGCCATTGCCGCCCCAGGCCTCCACGCCGGTATCGAAGTACCAGATCTTCGCGTAGTCGAACTGCTCGCCCACGCCCGCCGAGATCAGCGTGATCTGCTGCGCCAGCGCCTCGTCCTGCCTGGCGCGCGCGGTGCTCTCCTGAAAGATCAGCCCGCTCGTGACCTGCGACAGATCCGTGCCGTCGTAGCCACCGGTGAGCTGCGCCTGCAAGGTCTCGCGCGCCGTCACCTCGGCCGCGTCGGCCGTCAGCCGCGCCTGGCGCTCCTCGGCCAGCAAGCCACCGACGCTGGTCATGGTGGCGGGCTGCCAGACGCGGTAGCTCGATGCCGCGAAGTCGAGCAGGAGCGACGGGCCCTGCACATAGTCGAGGCTCGCGCCCACGTCCGGCAACCCCGTCAGCGAGACCGACAAGGATTCGCGGCTGCGTGCTTCGGCGCTATCGGCCGTGCTTCGCGCCACCGCCTCGCTGGCGAGCGAAGCGGCTAGCGCCGCATCGGCGTTCTGCAACTGGGTGGCGAGCTGCTGGCGCGCGCCGCCCTCGGCGGCATCGCCACTGACGCGCGCGCTCTGCTCGGTCTGCAACGCCGCGGCCGTGGTCGACAGCGAGGCCGTCAAGGTCGTGAACTGCGACGAGAGCGCGCTGTCGGCCTGCTGGCGCACGGTGGCTTCGTTCGAGATCGCGGTGCCGCGCGCGGCCGCCTCGGCGATCAGCGCCGCGGCACGTGCGTTCTGCTCGGTCGTGATCGCATTCGCGCGCAGCGTGGCTTCGGCTTGCACGGCCGTGGTTCGATCCGTGACCTCTCGCGCCACGGCGGCGATGCGCGCCTGCACCTCGGCGGTATCGGCCGCCGCGCGCGCCGCGGCTTCGTCCGACATGGCATCGGTCAGGCCGGCGATCTGTTGCGTGCGCGTCTGGGCCTCGGCTTGCAACGCCGTGAAGCGGTTCTGCGCCTCGGCCTGCACGGCCTGAACGCGCGCCTGCCCTTCGGCCACCAGCGCCGCGGCGCGGTTCTGCGCTTCCTGTGCGATCGCCGCGGCATTGGCGCTGTCGGACTGCTTCAGCTGGTCGACGGTTTCCTGCAGCCCCTCCTGCAGTTCTTCCAGGGCCTCGTCGATGCCCGGCAGCGTGATCAGTTCCTTGAAGCCCGGCGCGCTGCGATTGCCCGCCAGGTCGACGGCGCACACCCAGTACAGGTAGGTGCCCGGCACCGTCTGCGTGTACTTGTAGCCGAGGGCGTCCACCAGGCTCAGCACGCGTGCTTCCGCATAGACGGAACCGACGCGCACCTCATAGCCCCGCAGGGGCTGCGTGGTCCCGCTCGCGGGCCATTGCAGTTCGACCTGGTCGCGGAAGGCCTGCCCGGTCAGCACGGGCTGCGCGGGTGGCAGGATCTCGATGGCGGTCGACACCGGCGTGGACCACCGGCCCGTGGTGTCGCCGTGCGATGCCCACAGCTTGACCACGCCCGCCTGCAGCCAGCCGAGGTTCGCCTGAACCGCCTTGCCCGACCAGACCTCCGCGGCGGTGGCCCAGTCCGTGCCGATGCGCAGCTCGGTCAGGTTCCAGTCGAGCAGGTCGAGGCCCGCCGGCTCGGCCCAGCGCGCATAGACACCGTCGTTCTCCACGCCGAGCTGCAGCCCGCTGACGCTGCCAGGCGGCTGCGTCTTGCCGGTCACCACGTGCTCGACCATCACCCAGCTGCTGACCGCGTAGGGCGTCGCGAAGCGCGCGCGCACCTGGTAGACGCCGCCCACGGACAGTCCGAGCAGGAAGGTCTCGACGGCGTCGCCCGGTAGATCGATGCTCTGCCATCCCTCGCCGGTCTGCATCAGCCGCCATTGCACCCGGATCGCACCCGTGCGGGCCGCCGCATCGTCGGCCCAGGGCGCCCAGCTCACGCGCGCCCGCACCACCGTCGAGCCGCCCTGCTGCACCATCAGTTCCGGCCCGCTCTTCACCATGAGGTCCATCGGCGTCTGCGGCGCGATGAAGGGGCTGGGAAGGTTGGTGTTCGGCGCGGCATCCGACAGCACCTCGTCGGCGAGGTCGTAGTAGGCGGGCACGTCCTCGATCACCTGCAAGCTCAGCGGCGCGTTGCGCTGGTAGCTCCAGTCCTGCACGCGGAAGGTCTTGTTGGTGAAGCCGTACAGCGCGCTCGAGAGCACGATCCGGTCGCCGGGCTGCAGGTGCCAGGCCAGCATCTTGGGATGGATCCGCAGCACCAGGCCGCCACGGCTCTGCTCGACGGCCACGCGCGCCAGCTGGTGGCAGCGCACGTGCGAGCCGGTGAAGGCCAGTGCCATGTCGCGGAACTTGTCCTTCTCGTCCTGCGCGCGGAACACGGTGTTCTGGTAGGGCTTGAAGTCCTCGTTCACGCCATTGCGCGCGGCGTTCACGTAGGTGCCGCGCACGCCGTTGATCCGGTCGGCACCGACGTTGGCGGTCTGGACCACGGCGGTCGGCGACAGCATGTCGACGTCCGTGAGATTCAGCACCGCCGTCGACCACGCGCCCGCCTGGATGCGCCAGACGCCACCGGTCTCGAGCGAGAAGCCGGCCATCGACTCCTCGAGCTGCTGGCGGGTGCTCTCGCGGTCCTGGTCGGAGCGGAAGGCACCGTCGCAGGTGTAGCGGACGTTCGAGTTGCCGTAGTTCTCGGCGTCGACACCCGTATAGACCTGGTCGTCGCAGGCACTGGCCGCGCCGATCAGCGCGGCTTCGTCGATCTGGTCGGCGGCCGCGAGATAGCCGGCTTCCGAACGGATGAAGTCCGCCAGGCACAGCGCCGGATTGCGCGAGTAGCGGGTCTGCCCGTTGCGCGGGTCGTAGACCTTCTTGCCGCGGATTCGCGCGGTGATCGCGGGCAGCCCTCCCTGGAAGCGCTCGAACAGCATGTTCAGGGTCACGACCGCGTAGGTGTAGCCACTGAGCCGGTGCGCATCGGTCCAGAGATCGAGGTCGGGGAAGGTGGCCTTGAGGCTGTCCCTCATGAAGACGTCCGCGGTATCGACACCGCCCGGCGAGGTGTGGAACTGGACGTTGACGGCGGGGCCTTCCGACGGCCATCCCTTGAACAGCGGTGGCAACTGGAACTCGGCGCCGTCGGTCCAGCCCGTCGCGTTGGGGCGACCGACCGACGTGCCTTCGATGAAGATCTCGTCGATCGCCTCGCATTCATGGGCCGCAAAGACGATCACCACATGTTTGAACTGCGCTTGCCCACCGCTGTCGAGCACGGCCACGATCGAACCGCCTACGGGCGCCGGTGCACCGTAGATCGTGGTCCATGGCGATTCCGCGCTCACGATGGTCGTGGTGCGGTCGCGCAGGTTGGCGGCGTCCTCGGCGGCCTTGCGCGCAGCCGCCTGGCGGGCTTGCTTGCGAGCCTGGGAGGCCTTGGACAGGCCCGAGACCACGCTGACGGCTACGGCGGCCCATGAAGCCACGGCGCCGAGCGACACCCCGCCTACGGTCACTCCGCTCAAGAGCGATCCGAGACCTGCAAGGATGCTGGCCGGCTCGGCCGACGCACTGCCACAGACCAGCAGCAACACCAGCAATGCAAGAAGACGTGTCATCAAGCCGCGCATGCGGACCTCCATGCAGCCACCGCTGCCGTCAAAGGAAGAAAGTTCATTCGATCCGTGCCAAGCGCCGCGACGTGGGTCCCAGTACAGATGCCGAAGCAATGACCGGAGACGCGGCCGATACGGCCGCCACTGCGGGCGAGTACCACGTCTCCGCGTTGAGCGCACAGGCCGGGCTTCGACGGCCCGAGCAAGGCATTGGCCGCTGCCTCGAAGCCGCCAGCCGCTCGCACGTGGCGCAGCGCGGTCAACAGCCGTCGCGGCTCCAGGACGCCGCCGTCGGCGCGCAGCGGGGCCAGTGGATCGGTGCCGCGCACCTCCCGCACCCAGTCCGCCGCGAACGTGGCGCAGTCGTTGTCGAAGTAGGCGAAGCGCCGCGCGCGCCGGGCCTCGATGAAGGCGTCGAGGTCGGCGTTCATTTGGAGCCCACTCCCAGCAGCTGGCGGTACTGGAGATTGGCCTGCAGCCACTTGCCCACCCACACGGCCGGGTTGCCGATGATGCTGGTGAGGTAGCTGAAGCCCATCTCGCCCGGATGCCGTGCCTGGTGCTGCGCATGGTTCATGCGCAGCGCGGCCGGATTGCTGCGCACGTCGTAGCTCGCCGTGCGGCAGTCCATGCTGATCGACGCCGTCGTGCCGTCGCGCTCGATCTTCATCTGGTCCATCACGCCCACGAAGCGCAACACCGGCTGACCGGTGATCTGCAGCGTGGCCGCATCGACCAGCGCGATCCAGATGCGCACGCGACGGTCCTGGTAGTCGGCCGGATCGCCGAGCGCGAGCGCGCGCGTGCCCACGTCGATCGGCGAGAGCGTCAGCGTGAGTTTCTCGGCCGCGCCGTCCTCGCTCTCGTGCAACTCGCCGATCGATCCCAGGTTGCCCAGACCCAGCCAAGACTGACCCATCGTCTGTACGTTGACGGGCCAGGTGGTGTAGCGCACCGTGCCCGAGCGAAGCTGCAGCTCCGCCAGCGCCATCACGCCGTAGGCGCCGGCGCGGCTGGCCGCGTCGAATCCCGAATTGGTGTTCACCGTCATTCCCAGGACTCCATCAGGTCGAAGCTGAAGCCGCCCTGCGCGCGCGACTCCGAACTCCAGTTGCTCTTCGTGTCGGTCCGGCGCATCAGGCAGGTCGGCCGGTCCCAGACGACCGCGCTGCCCGCGGCCACGGCGACGCGCAGCACCGGTTCGATCTGCACCACGATCAGGCCCGCGGCATCGGCGACCGCGTCGGCCTGCACGTGCAGCAGCTGGCGCTGGACCGACCCCTGGTTGACGCCGATCCAGTCGCCCTGCAGCAGCGTCTTGCCGGCCTGCGCGGCGCCCATCTGGATCGACAGCGACGACGCGCCGGCCAGTGCCGCCACCGCAGTCCAGGTGCCGCGCGCCGTGCCGCGCGGCACCGGTTGCAGCAGATCGCAGATCGCGAGCACGTTGACCTGGCCGCGCAATGCGTGGGCGAGCGCGCGCCATTGCGCGGCCTCGCTCATCGAGGGAATGCGCTCCTCGCTCACGAGCGCGCAGGTGCGCCGCGGCGGTGCCAGCACGGCCACCTGCGTGGAGCCGGTGTCGCCGCTGCTGAAGCTCAGGTCGAATGTCTGAAGGCCGAAATCCTGGCGCTTGACCGGCAGGTTCGGCGGAAGTGTGACGATGCTCATTGGGGCACCACCCGCATGCGCTTGAGTTGTTCCATCTGACCCTCGTTGTTGGCTTGGAGCACGCGATCGAGGTCGGCCATGACGGCGCCCCTGTCGGATCGCGAATCGATGTAGAAGACATTCGAGGGCGCGAAGTGCAGCGCCTGCGCGGCCGCACCGCCTCCCTGCAGGCTCACGCCCAATCGCCCGTCGGTGCCGCGGCGCAAGGGCATGATGGCCTCGGCCCCCGCCTCGCCCATCAGGCCGATGCCCTTGGCAAACGGGAAGAACGTGGGGCGGTCGACGATGCTGCTCGAGTAGGCGTGCAGCGCGGGCGATGCGAAGACATTGCCCTTCGCGCTTCCGAGGCCGAAGAACCTGAACACGGTGCTGAAGACGCTTCCCAGCCAGTCGCCACCTCCACCGCCGCCTCCTCCTCCGCTCCCGCCCCCGTTGAACAGCCCCGTGATCGAGTTCGACAGCCACCCGGTGAACTTCTCCACCGCGGGCTTGAGCGTCGCGTCGTAGAGCGCATCGGCCAGCGCGCCGGAGACCTTCTTCTTGAGGGACTCGGCCATCTTGTCGAGCGCGCCTTCCTGGCCCTGCATCAACCCGGTGATGCCGTCCTTGAACGTGCCATTGAGATCGTCCGAGAGCTTCTTGGAGCGGCCTTCCTGCTCCTTCTTCTTTTCCCCGGCCGACTTGATGCCTTCGGCTTCGCGCGTGACCGTCAGCAGAGCCCTCTCCGCGTCGATGCGCTGGCTCAGCGCATCGATATAGCCGGGGATGACGTTGTCGGTGGCTTCGAGGTCGCGGTACTGCTGTTCGAGCTGCGCGATGCCCAGCTCCCGCAGGACAACCTGGGACTTGCCCTGCTCCTCGTTCCTCGCTTTCAAGGCCGCCGTCTGGTCGAGAACGCTCGAGGTGGCCCGGCGCATCGACTCTACGGACGGGTCTTGCCGTTCTCCCGCCGAATCCTTGACCGTAGTGGCACCGATCGTGGCCTCTTCGCCCTTGCGCGAACGCTCGGGCGCCTCGCCGGTGCACTGTGCACAGATCACCGTCGCGCCGGCATTTACGCCCTCGCGTGAGATCGAGCGCGCGCTGGCGTCCACCCTGCTCACCGGCAGGGATTTGCCCGGAAGGTTTGCACCGCGATCGGCACGAGCGCGGTCGACACCGATGACGCTGGGTTGCTTCAGCCCCTCGACGATCCGTCCGGCAAGGCTTTTCTCGCGTTCCTCTTCGGACTTCCGATCCGCGTCTTGTTGAATCGAATCGATGGCCGAGTTGGCCTGCCGGGTTCTTTCGCTCTGCGCCGCATTGCCGCGCGCATCCGCTCGCACGATCTCCGCACGCAGCGCGACGTCCTCCCGCGCTCTTTTCGCCGCCGAGGAACGATTCGGGAAACCGATCACGGCATCGCCACCGGTCACAGCGAACCTCCTGCCCTCTTCGGTTTCCCGCTCGTCGAAGCGCTTCTGCAGTCGGGATGCTTCGTCCAGTCTCTGCTGCGGGGTCTTTCGCCGCCCCCATTCGCGCGCGCCATCATCGATGGATGCTATGAAATCCGTCCCCGACTGCACCAAGCGATCGAACAAACCCCGGTTTGCCGCCGCGGTCCTCGCTTCACGGATCCGCGCTTCGGCGAAGAGCTTCTGAGCCAGGTCGCCGGCCGCCTCCTTCTGGCCGCCCGCCTCGAGCTTGCCTATCCGCTCGTACTCCGCTGGACCGAGAAACCGGCGCTCCCTGTTCAGTTCACGCGAGGACTTCGTCGGCTCGTCCCGAATCTTGGAGAACAGTTCCGTCGCATCCTCGATCGGCACCTTCCCGAGTCGATTCATCTCCACGACGGCCGTCGCCGCAACCGGCATCACGGAGCCGGACACCTTTCCGGACTGCACGAGCTTGACCAGGGCCTCCGATGCAAGGGCCTGCGTGGCGCCCTGCTTCGCGATATCGCTGGCAATCTTCTGAAGCTCGCTGTTCGAGAGGCCTGCGTAGTTGCCCGACGGGATCTTCGCGTTGGTGTATTCGACGTCCTCTCGGCTGCCTTTGAGTCCGGCTTTGTAGCCATAGGCGAGGGTATCGAGGGCAGCCTGCAACCTGTTCCCGGCAACCAGATTGGCGAGGGTTTCGATGGCTTGGCCGACCTGCTGGAGTTGGCCCGGCGCTGCGGAGGCGCCTGAAGCCGCGGTTGTGTTTCTTGATGGGAGAGCCATGTCCGTATGGTCCTTTCGAGAGAAAGAAAAAATGAGGCCGACATCCGTCAGCCCCACGCTTCTTCGATGGGCCGAGGGCCCGTGCCGCCGCTAGGCGTTCAGCACCGAGATCCCCTCGTCCTCCATCACCTGCAGCTGCAGGAAAACCTCGCGCTGCCGCGCACGCGGAATGCCGAGGCGCCGCATCGCCACGTCGACCGCACCGAAGTCGAGCCCCTGGTGCCACGTGCCCGCGGCCCCCGCGACCACGCGCCACTGCGTGCGGCAGGCATGGAACACCTCGAAGGCCTCCTGGTGTTCCGGCCAGAGCTCGAAGATGCGGATCTCCTCGCTGCCGGCCGCCGGCGAGACCAGCCGGACCGGATCGAGTCCGAGCGACGCACACTGGGTGCGAAGCTCGTCGTCGAGTTCGTCGTGAACACGTGTGTCGGCGCCGAGCACGTAGCGCGCGGCGCCTCTCAGTTTTTTATGGCGGCCGGGTACGCGTGCTCGAAGTAGCTGTAGGTGATGGCCGCCTCGAAGCCCGGCCATTCCTCCACCGCCGCGGCACGGTTCTCAGGCGTGCAGATGAAGGGCAGGCCGTCGTCGCCGGCCAGGCCCTTCCAGTCGGCCAGCACCATGTCGAGCAGCTCCCGGTCGTTGAGGCTGCGGTCGTCCAGGCGACGCTGCAGGGTGTCGTTCTCGGTCTTCGTCAATCGCTTGAAGACCGCGTCGAAGCGCACCTCCTCGACCTGGCCGTCGCCCGGCACGCGCATGAGGACCGGCGCGGCGAAGGTGGGCTTGATCGCGAGCTTGAGTTTCTGGGGCATCTGGTGTGTTCCTTTCGTCTTCCGATGAACCCGTCGCTCAGCGCACGACGATCGACCACTCGTCGTTGCCCGCGCCGCTGGGCACGAACTCGAGCGGCACGGTGATCATCTGGACGCCATCGACGTCGCTGTAGGTGGGCTTGCCGATCTGGGCGCGCGGCGACTTGATCTCCACCACGTTGGTCGCGCCCTGGCCATGCTTGAGCGCGAGCGCGACGCGCGTGCCGCTGCGCGCCATGCCGATCCAGTCCTTCACGGCCACCGCGGTGTTCTCGAAGGTGACGGAGCCGGTCGACACGCGCGCGGTGATGTCGACGGCATCGATGGTCATCAGGTCCCGCTTGACGACGGTGTTGCCCGCGTCGAAGGCGAAGGCACTGGCCGCGACGCCCAGGCCATCGAGGCTCAGCGTGGTGTTGGCCTTGTTCACGCCCAGCGGGTCCATGAACTTGCTGTAGTCGGCGGTCGGCAGCGGTGCATCGGCGGCCGGCACGAACAGGCCCGTGAATTCGAACTGCCACTTCGGGATGCCCTTGGCATCGACGGCGGCCTTCACGTTGCCGTGGGCGTCGGTCATCTTGTAGACGGTGCCGTCGACGTTGCCGTAGATGGTCAGCGACTCCAGCACGTCGGTGGTGGGCGCGAAGGTGGTGCTGACGCCGGCCGCGGTGGTGACGCTGATCGCGCAGCCGCGCATCAGCGGGGCATAGGCCGGCACGTCGCCTGCCGCGGCCACGCCCGCCATTTCGACCGAGAAGGCGATCTTGCTGTACTGGGTCACGAGCACCGAACCACGCGAACCGAAGTACGGACGCACGTTGTCACGCTGGATCACGTCGCCTTCGATGGGCGTGAGCGTGACTTCGCTCACCAGGATCGCGTTGGCGGCGCCGGTGGGTGCGGCGTCGGTGCCGCGCACGGTTTCGGCCTTGGCCAGGATGGCCATCTTGCGCATGAGTTTGGGCATGTTTGCGTTTCTCCGTTGGTTGAAAAAGCGGGTGAAAGGGATGGAATCGAAAGAGCCGAAAAACACGCACCGATTGCGCGATGCGCCTGGCACGACCGCCCGGTTCACACGGGCGCGTCGATGCCGTCCTTGCCGATGCGTGCATGCGGCGCAGATGGAGAGCGGCGGGACCGAACGGACACATCGCCGTTCGGCACCCGCCATCAGCGGGTGAAAAAAGCGCGGACGCTCAGAGGTAGCGCCAGGTCCTCAATCGCAACGTGGCGCCGTGGCACTTGAGGCCGCAGAAATCGACGAGGCCCACCTCCGCGACCTGCACGCCGTCGGTGTCCTCGGTGTCTTCGTCCTCGTCCTTCAGCGGCGAGAGCGCGCAGGCGCCGCCGAGCGTCGGATCGGCGCGCACCGCATCGCGGATGGCTTCGATCAGGGCGTCGAATGCGAGCTCGGAACCCGCGGCGTCGTCGAAGGCGAGGTAGCCGCGCAGGGTCCAGGTGTCGATGGCGACACCGCGCACCGCATTCAGCGCGTGTTCGCTGGTCTGCGCACGACGCAACCACCAGCCGCGCAGCTGCAGGGCGTGATCGGGCAGCTCGTGCAGGAAGAGCGCGCGCAACGCCGTCTCGTCCGCGAGATAGCGCTCGCGGTCGTGCACGCGGCCGATGGCGGGCACGGTGCCCAGCGTCTGGACGATGGCGGTGCGGATGGTGGCGAGTTGATTCATGCTTGGGCTCCGACAATCACGTCGCGCAAGTAATGCACGACAGTTGCAAAAATAAAAGACATCGAATGGAGGCGTTCTTCGTTGTCGTTGGATCCACTGTCGCCGAGAAGGCCGCGATCACCGAGGCGGACATTCGTCCTCCGACGGTCTCGAGGCAGGCGTCAGCCGCCGCTCGCATTGCTGCGAAACCACTGCTTGATGCTTTCGGCAAGCAGCGCAGTCGCGATGGCCATCGCACCGCCGGATGCGGCGCCGAAGGCAGCGGCACGCTGCTCGACCGCACGCAAGCGGCTGTCGAGTGAATCGAAGCGCGCATCCACGGCATCCATGCGACGGCTCTGCCGGTCCTGGCCTTCCTTGAGGGCCGAGACCAGGCCATGGATCTGACCGAGCAGGAACAGCTCCTGCGCGCGGATCTCCGGATCGTTCATGGCACGGGCCTTTCCGTGAGGAACTCGATCAGCGCGGCGTGGCGAAGCCGATCGGCCGCACAGGCGCGGGCATTGAGCCGCTGGTTGTCCCACGCGTCGTCGACGACAAGACCGGAATCAGCAGCACAGGCCGCGTCGGAGGTATCAGCAGATCCGCAGGCACCGGCAGGGATGTCGGTTCCCGCCAGCGCGCTGTTCCACATCCACACAGCAGCGAGGCTGAGGCGATGGCGATCGTCGCCGACAGCGCCTGGCGGTGCCGCCTCGACGGCATCGTGCGGCAACGGCGCAGTAGCCTGCGCGCCGCGTGGGACCCGATCAGGGCGATCACGCGCAGTGACGGGAGGGAGCACGAGAGCCACGCGCTGGCGCAATTCATGGGAGATTCCTTCGAGAGCGAGATAGCGGGTCTGCAGCGCGCCCGCGTCCAGCTGATAGCGGGTGGAGGCGGCGCGGCCGCGTTCGTATTCCTTGCGCAGGGCCTCGGCGGCGGCGGCGTTGCGCTGCGCCTCCCTGCCCTGCCAGACCAGGCGCTCGCGTGTCGCGCCGGCCTCGTGGATGGCGGCGGCGAGCGCCGCGAGAAGGCCGATCGCCAGCATCGCCCCGGCGAGACGGAGCCAGGCCCTGGAGCTGCTGCTCATCCGGCGGCCTTCAGGCATTGCGCATGCAGGCGCAGACGATCTTTCCAGAGGCCCGCGCAGACCTTGTTGCCCGGCGCGGAGCAGTCGGTGCCGCCCGCGTACTTCCAGTCCAGGATGGCGTTGCAGGCCCCTTCGTAGTCCTCGGCATTGAGCCGGGTCACGAGCGTGGACACCCGGCCTTCGCGTCCGCCCGTGCAGAAATTGAAGGCACCGATGTTGTAGGCCAGGCTCACGTACGCGTCGTACTCGGCCTGGTGCAACGGCACCTTCACGCATTGCTTGAGCGCGCCCTCGTAGCTGCGGATGTCGCGCAATGCACGCTCGAGCGCGGGCACCGGCGTGGTGGTGTCGCCCATGCGCACGCCGTCGGTCGAGCCGAAGCCGATCGTGGGAACGGCGCTGCCGTGAACCGGATCCGGATAGGCCCGGTCGCTGTAACCCTCGCGCGCGACGATGCCGACCAGGCCCGCCGCGCTCAACGCCAGCGTGGCGAGTGCCTGCCGGGTGATGCCGCCTCGCGCCCGCGGACGCGACGCGTTCGATGGATGGATGTTGTTGTTGCCCATGACCAGATGGTCTGGCAAAGGGCATCGAACACTGAGGCGGACAGGTGTCCGCCGAGGGGGTGCGAAGGGCGCGGGCAAGGCCGCGGCGCTATGCCGGCGGCGGCCTCCGTCCGATGAAGCGCAGGGTCAGATCTCGCCGCCGTGCCAGACGACGCGGCCGCTGATCCGCAGGTCGGCCGCCTGTTCCGCGCTCAGCATCTGCGGCTTGTAGGCCGGGTTGTAGCTGATGATCTGCAGGCCGCCGGTCGAGAAGTCCCGTTGCAGGACCTTGACGTAGTCGTGGCCGTCGAGCTGGATGACATAGACGCCGTCCTGCTCGAGCGACCGGATGGCGGTGTCGACCAGCAGGATGTCGCCGTCGTTGATCTTGTCGGCCATCGAATCGCCGCGCGCATGCACGATCCTCGCGCTGGCCGGCTTGACGCCCTTGCGCGTCATCCAGGAGCGGCTGAACGCGAAGCGGCCCATGTTCTCCTGCGATCCGTTGAAGGCGCCGTTTCCTGCGCTGACCTGGACATCGAGCAGGTCGATCAGCACGAACAGCTCGTCATCGAGCCCCGAGGATGGCGCACCCGCCTTGCCGGCGGGAAAGGGATTGAACTCGGCGGGATCGACGCCGAGCGCCAGCGCGATCACGTAGAGCTGTTCCAGGCTGGGATCGCTCACGCCGCGCTCGATGCGGCCGACGGTATTGAAGTGCAGGCCGCTGCGCTGGGCCAGGTCTTCGATCGTCAGCCCCTTTTGCTTGCGCAGATCCCGTACGCGGCCGCCCTGGGCGTGCGCCAGTTCGCCCACGCGCGATTTCACGTGGCCTTCGTCGACGGGAGGAGACGGTGGCGGTGTCAAGACAAACCTCGATTCGACTTCATAGCATCAACACTAGACATAAATCAGGTTTCAGTCAACACAAAACACGACTTTTATCCACGAGACACCTTTCATAGGTTTCATTTCAAATGTTTAACTCGATTTGTGTTTATCATTGCGGCAACAAACACAAAATGCGATTAAGCAATGATCATGTGTCTCATCAGGGTCGTAAAAACACTGCTTCTAGTGTTTTTTGGTCTTCCGCTCACTCTAAACGGTTTTGAACTTCAGGCCGGAGTGTGTGCTTTCGGGTCTGTGGAAGGTCGCCGGAGTGGGGAGATGACCCGATGAACGCGCCCGGCTACATGGACGAACGGTGGTTCGTGCTGCTGCGCGCCGCCTGCCGCGGACGCAGGCAGGCCGCCATCGCCGCCCGGCTCGGCCTGAGCGGCGGAACGGTGAGCCAGGTGCTCAACGGCACCGGGAAATACGGCACGGGCCAGGCCACGACCACCCGGATCGCCCGGCGCGTGCTCGAGGTGCTGGGCCACGGCGGCGATGGCCCGGCCGGCGCGAAGCCGTTCCGCCATGCGGCGGACCACGCGGCAGGCAGCGTCCTGGCCCGGCGCATCTGCGCGACGCTGCGCAAGGAAGGCGGCTGGTGGTCGGCGCCGAATCTGGCGCGCCATTGGTCCTCGGCCGGCGACCTCGAGGCCATCGAGACACAGCTGCAGGCGCTGCATGTCAGCGGCCTTCTCCAGTGCCGCCTGCTGCCTTCGGCGCCCCAGCAGCCGACCTATGCCATCGCCGCGCAACGCGTGGCACCCCGCGCCTGCGCATTCAGTTCCGAAGGAGCTTTCGCATGACACAGCCACGCCCTTGCGGGCATTCCGTTCCCCTGCCTTTCGGGCGGCACGCCGATGCGGCGCGGCGCGCGATCCTCGGCCACCTGCAGGACCGCGGCGCGGCTTCGCAGACGGAGCTCGATCGCGTGCTGCGGGCGCGCATCGCCGACCACCGCGACGACCCGGCCTGCTCGGGACTGCGCCAGCTGCTGTCGCTGCTGGCCAGGGGCGGCCACATCCATCGCATCGGAGCGCGGGGCAAGCGCCGGTGGAAGTCGGGAACCGGGCCGCTGACCGAACGGACCGCCGCGGCGCGCCAGATCCCGATGCTCGGCACCAGCGTCTACCGGCCACCGGTTCCGTCCGCGGTACGCCAGGGTGCGATGGACTTCACCCGCATCCCCAGTGTCCTGCTCGGGCGCCGCTGTCCCTATCGCGCGCCGTCGCCGCTTTCCGCGCCGGGTGGCTGACGCCATCCGAACGCCCTGCCCTTTTTCCAACCATTCCAGAGGAGTTCACATGCAACAGATGCACGCACATCCAGGCCATCGGCAGCTCGAGGCGTCGATGCCGCGCCCGGCGATCAAGCCCATCGACCGCGACCGTCACCACGTGGTCCGCCAGCTCTGCGAGGAAGCCAAGCGCCAGAGCGCGGCGTTGGTGGGCTTCAAGGTCGCGGCGATGAGCACGGTGCACGAGTTCCTCGAGCGCAGCCTCATGGACTACGACGTGCACCGGGGCGGCAAGAAAGGCAACGTGACGCTGGTGAGCGCCGACGGGCGGCACAAGGTCGAGCGCCGCGTGCAGGACACCATTTCGTTCGACGGCCGGCTGCAGGCGGCCAAGGCGCTGATCGACGAATGCATCCAGAACTGGAGCAAGGACATCAACGCCAACATCCGCCTGCTGGTCAACGATGCCTTCCGCATCGACCGGCAGGGCCGGATCAACACCGCCCGCGTGCTCGCGCTGCGACGGCTGGAGATCGCCGACGAGAAATGGCAGCAGGCCATGCAGGCCATCGGCGACAGCATGAGGATCGCCGGGACCAAGCCCTACATCCGTTTCTACGAGCGCGATGACGCAACGGGCGAGTACACGCCCATCCACCTCGACGTGGCGGCGGCATGACGGCGCCCGCGCACGCCCTCTGCGCCTGGTGCCGCCCGCTCGAGCCCGGCGCACCGCCCGCGGCATGCGAGACATGCGGACCGCCGCATGACACGAGCGACCCGGCTCCGCCTGCACCGCCCAAGGTGCAGATCGGACCGACCGACATCTGACCCGCCGTCCCGCCGCCACGCCGGCGCGCCCCTCCACCGACCGCAACACGAGATCGACAGAAATGAATCCCCCGGAATTTGTGAGCAGAACCCCGTGTCCCGTGCATGCCATGGAGGACGACGCGTCGGACAACGGCGGCATGTGGAGCGGCCTGATGCAGGGCCGGGACGGCACGCCGCGTTCGCCGGCGAGCTGCGTCCGGTCCGCGCCGCGCTCGAACCGCTGCGGCGCGACGGCGCCGCGCCGCGCGGAGCCGAGCGCCGGCCGCTCGACGACCGATCTGCTGCCGCCGAGGCTGCAGGAGCTCATCCGCCTCATCGGCCTGCCGGCCACCATGCGCTTCGTCGAGCGCTTCGGTGGCTCGAGGATCTACATCCCCGCCCATCCCGCCGAGGACCATCCCTTCGTCGCAGTGATCGGTTTCGAGAACCTGCGCACGCTGAGTGCCGAGTACGGCATCGACGGGATCGGGCTGCGCTTCGAACTGCCGACCGGGCGCAGGGCCCTCAATGCCGCGCGCAACGAACGGATCCGGGCGGAGTTCGACGCGGGCAAGTCGATCCGTGTCCTAGCCGCCGAGCACCGGCTCGTCGAGCGGCAGATCTCGCGGATCGTCGCGGAGGCTTCGCACGGATGAGCGCCGGCCTCACTTCGCCTGCAGCAGCGCCCCCGCCTCCAGCAGCACCAGCTCGTTGTCGTCGGCCTTGTTCGGCTCGCGGCTGCTCGAGAAGGGCAGGTTGTTGTCGTTGCCGACGACGATGTGGGTGGCATCCACCACGTCGACGTTCTCGATGGTGAAGAACGGGAACTTGAGCACGCCGTCGTTGAGCGGCTTGCGCGCGAGCTTGTCGGGGTCGGCGATGTTCAGCAGGTCGATGTAGCCGATCTTGCGCACCGGGCCGCCGACGTTGGCGTCGCTGAGCTCGACCTTGTAGACGCGCTTGAACTTCGCGATGTCGTGGAAGCAGTCGGTGCGCTTCTGGCCTTCGGGGCAGGCCTTGTCGCTGGTGCCTTCGCCGTTGTCGCGCTCGATGATCAGGCCCGTGGTGCCGTCGATCATGTTGAAGTCGCCGATGGCGTTGCCGTTGGCCTCGAGCACGTACTTCCAGTGGCGACCGGTCCACTTCTCGCCCGCCACGTCGAACTCGAGCACGCGCAGCGCTTCCTTGCCCTCGACCTTCTCGAAGTCCTT